TCTGTCTGCAAGCTTGGTGGCAAGTTTGTAAACCGAAGCACAATCAGCTTGCTTGCCATCATCATTTATCAAGACACCAGGAGCACATTCCAACCTGTAACTCTCGTATCTCGACAAACGAGTACACACATTCCCATCATCTCTGAGGTAAAGCCCAGCACGAAACTTGTCAATGTTGGCCGGAACACCGTACGCAAAACCACGAACCACATGCGTTGCTCGTGACAAGAATGGGAGCTCCGAAACCCTCTTTGGCAAAGTATCAACTTCAAACGTCATGCCAAGTTTTCCAACAAAATCACGCAACACCCCTCCTGTAAACCACTCCACAAACTCTGCCGAAACAGTGAAAGTGTTGTCGTCACCATACAATGCTGCAACCACAGCCTGTGAAAACAGCTCGTACGATAACATACTGTTGTCACCAGTTCTGAGACATTTTTCAGTCCAGGAAGCTGCCAACAATATGTACAGAATAATGGTGTTCCTCGGAGTCGTGACAGGTGTGCCGGAAATGTTTCCAAGAAACTTTTGCACCAGATCACCTGTGACACACAACAACAATGACTCTATCTCATCAAACGTCATTCGCCAATAACGTATGCTGTGTTCACGAAGCTCTCTGCCACTCCAGTTATACTTGGCAACCAAGGCATTCCAATGAAGCCGTGCTTCGAGTATCATAAGAAATTTGACTTGAGAACTATCATATTCTTTGAAATCGCCATCATACCCAAAATCATGAACAGACAACTTCCTAAACAACCTATTCCACCCGCCATGAACGTGCGTCATCCCAACCGCTGAACTTGTGACTGTATGAGAAGCCACAAGGGCGTCGGAAAAACCAAGTCGGTACGTGTTCAGATTCGCCACAAAATGTGTCGGTGCACCATTTATTTGACGTATCTTGCCTGCCGCAAGCTTATCCTTATCACGCAATTCCTCTTTCATAGCGGAAGTGAAAATACAGGTCGGATTTTCCATTGTCAGTAAATCATTCGAGTATGTCACATAATCATGAAATCCTCTAATTGAATGCATCTCGTCCTTAGTTGTAAACCCCATACTAGTCCAAGGTAGACCAGGTGATGTTGAAACATCTAGGCGATTAATACACTCGTCAAGCGGCTTGAGCTCCACACCGGAATAGGCCTTATGGAAATGCCTTTCGCACCATTTCCCACCAACAAGAAGTGATCTAGCGATGTTGCATTCAAGCACAACATTAGGCTTGTTGTACTTAAGTGTTCCAACGAAAGATGCTCCTATATAGGGTTCAGCATTATGATACTGAAAATCAGCCAAAGTCACACCACATGCTGCCATCCCAGACACATCACTACCACGCGAAGGCTTAAGATTAGGATGCATTGGAATGGTACCACAGCACGCGAGATGCTCAGCACGAACGTATTTCGTACTATTCCGTGGGGTCCACTTGTAATCGATGATATCATTATTACGATAATATGACAAGATGACGGGCTCAACCTTTTCGACACTGCAAGCCGTTGTTGGCAGTGCCGATTCTAGTTTAAAGCCCTGATTTCAGAAAGAACCTTTGGTCCAAAAGGTATGTAGCCATTGGGATTCCTACTGGCATTACTACCAGTGCTACCTCCATAGCAATGTAGCCCAATGGCTGAATGTTTGCCATCTTGAGCCCACACAACAACACTGCCGCAACAACCACGTTCTGTGTCACAACAGTGATCACCACGCGCATCGCTGACATCAATATAGTCGTGTACAGGGCACACTATGTCACCAGGGGAGATATACCTCGTAGGGGTACCGTCAATTCCGCACTTGTAACCAAGAATTACCCCTGAGCAAGAGTCTGCCGTGACTTCAGTTGCATCACAAATGAAGCCCTTCTTTGTCGACGGACAATGCAGCCCAGAAAGGTTCCTCTTGGAAATGTACAGAAATTCGTCAACGAAATCTGATTGAACACACTCGTTAAGTGTGATTTGCCAAGAGCCGATACTCTTGCCAGTGCC